TCATGAGGATTGGATTTTCATCGATAAATCATTTACAAATGAATTGAATTGTTGAGAAGTTTTTTCCTTACTTTTTCTGGTGGTATGCAGATAAACTTTTCTTGTCACTTCGTCTTTTTCGTGGCCTAAAATTTTCTGGATTTCATCTAAAGGTACACCCGCTTCAGCTGCAAGAGATGTGAAGGTATGACGGAAAGTGTGTTGGGTGATTTTTTTGTTCAGGTCCATTCGTTTTAAAATTCTTCTCATTCTCGTATCCATTTTCTTTATGTTTTCAGGATTACCATCTGGACGTGAAAAAATGAAATCATCATCGCTAAATTTTCGTCCGTTGGCATATGCTATCTTTGCCTGTTTAATTTTAAGCCTTTTTAATAGCGACGCCAAGAAATCGGAAAGCGGCACCTCTCTTACAGCTGCTGGCGTTTTAGGAGGTAACAAATAATAATCAGAGGCTTTATTTTTAGGACAATATAAAGTCTTTGTGATTTTAAATACTTTTGATTCACCGTCTTCTAAACATAAGTCTTTCCACTTTCCAGCTAATCTTTCCCCAGCTCTACAGCCAGTGAATGCAGCCATACAAAAATATTCAAAGTCAAGAAATAGGCCGTGTTTTTCAGTTAAATCTAAAAACTCTACTAACTCATTCCCTTCTAAAAAGTTCTCTATATCATCCAATGCCTCAAGTTCTTCAACAGTTAATTTGGGCGCCTGTGGCTTTGCAAATTCTGTAGGACTTTTGATTATGAGGTCCTCCTGGCGCGCGTATTTAAAAATCATGCCTGCTGTTGTATGAATCCCACATATTGTGTTGTAAGAGTATCCAGCATCTTTAAGATGGTCTAAAAATCCTTGATATACAGTGCGGCTTATATCTTTAATCCTCATGTTGCCAAAATAATTTAAGAGATGTTCTCTTTCACTTTTCCGTGCTCTTAATGTGCTGGCTTTTACGGTCTGCTTATATTCTTTGTACCAGCGGGCTTCTACTTCCTTAAACGAAATATTTTCATTTTCTAAGTCTAAACCTTTTGACAACTTGTTCATTAATTCCCTGCAAGCTTTTTCGGCTTCTGCCTTCGTTGTAAAGCCGCGGCGCTTTATTTGTTTTCTTTTTCCGGTCTTCGGATCAATACCAATATCCATTACAAAGTACCATGTATAGCCGTTTTTTGAACGTTTTGCTTTCTCTTTTTTAAATGTTGCCAACGAAAATCATCCTTTCATGATAGTTGTTTTGCACATGCTTCATACCAAGCAAAAGAAAACTGTTTTCTCCTATACATTTCAAGGCGTCTTGCTGCAAAGGGATAAGTGACTTTGAACGTATCGCCAATTAGTTTTATAGCTTCAGATTGTAGGCGGGGTAAATTGATTTTTAAAAGCATGAAAGTAGGAACGCAGAAGTGATACATAAAATTATTTGCCTGAAACTCTTGCAGCTGCCTGAACATTTTATTCATGACGAATTGATTCCCATAGTGTTTTAAAACATGACAAAGTTCATGAGCGAAATCTTCCCACTGCCTTTCTGGTGAAAGTCTATTGTCTAAAACAATGCTGTAACAGCCATCAACACAAAACATACTGCTGTCAGCTTCTTCATAGTGAAGGAAGATATTAAAGGCGGATGCTATTTTTTCAACGTTTATCTGTTCGGGTTGCATTATATTTAACCGTACATAAGTTTTTTTGACGTCTTCTTCGAGCATTGATAAATAAACAGCCATGTAATCCTCCCTAGAAATGAGAATATATGTTCGGTTTTTTGCCTGAAAGAAAAGACCGCAGAAAAAGGGCCTTTTTATAAATTTAGTAGCTGTTTCTTCTTGGCGTCATATTCTTCCTGAGTAATCGCGTCCATATCCAACAACTCTTTGTATTTTTTTAGTTCGTCAGCTGCTGAAGTGCTTGGAGTAGGAGCTGCTGGCGTTGGAACTGGCTGTGCAGACTTAGATTGATGTTCTTCTATCTTTCTCTGTAATTCTTTCGCCATTGGTAATTCAGATGCTGTGAAAGTAAAAGAGTTGTCATCCTGTACTGCATCCCAAAGCCCTTTAGTTTCATTTGCTGCGGGGGTCAAGAATTGAAAATAACCCGATGTTACTAAACCTGGCTTTTTAATTTGCACTCCAGACAAATCACTTATTCTATAAGACTTTTCCCCACTAAAACCACGATTTATTGCATTGATAACGCCTTTCCGAGCAACCCTAACATAATCTCCATCAAGAGTTACCGTCGTTTTATTAGATTTAAAATAGTATTCTTTTATGTCTTTCTTTAGATTCTCCTGTTGGTTGAGGTATTTTTCCTCGTTACCGTCGATTTTTGATTCTACTTGCTTAACGAATGCCTGTAGATCTCCTTCAGTGATATTACTTAGGGTGAATTCTTCATCAAATGTTTTAATATCTAATTTATATCCTAGAATCATATTCCCGCCGGTTTTGACCTTAGTAATAGAATCAAAAGTCCATTCCTTTAAAATTAATTCTTTCTTTTTCAAGAAACCAAAATAAACCAGGTTTTCCGTGAGAATTATAAGCCCATAAGGCAGGCTTGGAGTTTCAGAATGTTTAAGGTTTCCGCCAACTGCTTCGAGTATTTCCTCGTTTTTTCCATCGAGTGCATTTTTGATTGCCTCAAAGTTTTTGATGAATTTTTTAGATGGCTTCATGCGTTTTTTAGATTGACAATTATAAACTTCACCATTCGATAAAAAAGCCACTTTGCATACCCCTTTAAATAATGATTTCTTTATGTAATCGAGTTTAACACTCGAATTTCAACCCAATATTTCCGGAAGAGAATCCCGATCCGGTTCGGAAGAGAATTCGGATGAGAGCAAACGCTGGAACCCTTGATGCATAAGGGTTTATCGACTTGTAAAATTTAACTTTCCGGAAGAGAATCCTGATCCAGTTCGGAAGAGAATCCTGAACTTATTAGTAAACAGAATTTAAACATAATAAACAGATATATTTATGAATCCAATTGTTACATCATTATTAATTAGTTTTGTTTCGTTTTTTTTCTTTTTCTTTGAGGTACTTTATAAAATCAATGGCCTGCTGTTTTGCTTCCTCAGAAAAATCAGCGGCATCTCTAAAAGCAATTTGCAAGTCAGGGTCATTAAATTCATCACCTGCCTGAAGATCACTATCTGTTTTATTTGTTCTGCCCAAGAGATAGTCAGTCGTTGTGTCCAAGGCATCAGCGAGATCCTTTAGCATTTCATTAGAAGGAGTGCTGTGCCCGTTTTCATAGTTACTTATAGTTCCTTTTGTGGTCTTTACACGTTTAGCTAGCTCTTCTTGCGTTAAGCCCTTACTTTTTCGGGCGCTTCTTAATCTATTAGAGAGCATAACAATATCCTCCATTTTAAAAGTACAAGGTAATTGTACTACAAAGACAGATTGTTTAAACAAATGTATAAGAAATTCATACTTTTGTGTTGACATACAAGAATCTTATACTTATAATGGACTCATGAAGTACAAGAACCTTATACAACAGGGGGTGGGAATTTGAAAAATTACAAGCTAATCAAAGCTCGTAAAGCTAAGGGATTCACTCAAGAAAAATTAGCTAAAAAGCTTGATTATAAGAAATCAACCATTTCGAATTGGGAAAACGGATACTCTACACCAAAAATGGATGATGCTTTTAAAGTTGCTGAGATTCTAGAAAAAGATATAAAAGATCTTTTTTTTAGTCAAAAAGAACAAGAATCTCATACAAACACGGCGTAAGGAGGTCCAAAACATGATTCAAATTGATCAAGAAGCTTTTAAAGCTATGTTTCGGGAAATCATTGCGGAAGAAGTGGCTAAGGCTATGCAAGATTTCAGAACAACACAACTGCCGCCCATGCTTAATAAAAAAGACATCATGAAATTGTTTGGAATCCAAGTTACCAAGGCATCACAACTCTTAAATCGCGAAGATTTCCCCGTCTTTCGAGAAGCAGGTGTCCTTGTACCGACTCATTTGCTTTTCAAATGGATTGAACGCAATACGCAATGGGTTGAAGAGAACACGAATTACTTCAAAAAGGAGGCATCAGCGTGAATCAATTACAAACATTCAAAAATGAACTCTTTGAAGTCGCCGCAAAAATTGAAAATGATCAAATCTTGTTCGATGCCGAGCATGTCGCAAAAAGTCTAGGCTTCAAACAAATCAAAAATAACAAAGAGTACATCAGGTGGGAAACAGTCAACAGATATATAAACAAATATCTTTCCCAAGATGTTGGGAAAGGCGATTTCATCCCCGAACCACTGGTTTACAAGTTGGCTTTCAAAGCCTCGAACGAAGTTGCTGAACAGTTTCAGGACTGGCTGGCAATCGAAGTCATTCCAGCAATCAGAAAAACAGGCCAATACGGAGGCCCAAAAGTTCTGTCAGAAAGAGAACAACGCATCGAATCTCTCAAACTCTTAATAGAAACATCACAACGTCAGGACGAAATGCAAAAAGCTATAAACAAGCATGAAAACAAGCTCCTCGAACTTAATGAAAAAGTGGACGAGCAAATCACACTCGACCACGGAGAACAGCGCCGGCTTCAAAAGGGCGTAGCTCGTCGAGTCTATCAATTCACGGATGACAAAAAACAAGCGGCCAGGCTTTTCAAGGAATTGTACCGTGAAATTAAAGACAGGTTTGGGGTTTCAAGCTATAAAGATTTGAAGCGCAGAGAGCTGTTAACCGCGATCAAGTATATAGAAAATTGGGTTCCTCGAAAGGTTTCATAAACCTAACGAGTACCCTCATTAATAAATTTTACCAATAGAAAGACTGTAGATCAGGAGGCGAACAAATGACGAACAACCCGTACAATAGGCGGAATTTACCCAAACTGATGAAGGAGGTAAGAAAAAGGGCGGGCTTCGCACAGTATCAGCTCGGAAATTTGATAGGTGGGAAAGATCAAAGGTATGTTTCAGACGTTGAAAACGACCTGATTAGACTTACTCCGGAACTGTGTATCAAATGGTTTGAAGCATGCGGAGCCTATGAACATATTGATCTTGTACATTATCTTTTCCGGCTTCACCCGACAGCGGCGGCCCCAATCGATCCGGCATTAAACAAAAGTGCCAGCACAGCGGTACTCAACATGATTCATCAGTTAGAAGAAGCTCTACAAGCAACGAGGCATTTGGCGCAATGGATAGCCCGGGACCGGCCCGGTCGATCGGTGGAATTACCAATGAATGAGATTAAACAAATTTTCGATCTTATCCCTGCAAATAAAACGCTGATTTATTCATTGGCCCGGAATCACGGTCTGAATATTAAAGAACTGGCCGATAGATGGACTCGAAAGGCAATAGTTGATCACGTGGCAATGGCAAGAAATGAAGAAAGGCAGGCGGTATAACGTGAAAATCAATCATTTCCTCAAAACAGATATTGAGGCGGCAAAAAGAAAAATGGAATCAGTGGAAGATTTGTCGGACATGCTTTCAGAAGCATTACAAGATGGTGATTTTGATGAGGCCATTAGTATGGCGGGAACCATCAAGGTTTTAGCTGAGGATTTAAGCAGAATGGCAAACAAAGCACGATTGTATGAAGCAGCTTTAAAAATGCGACAGCGCGAAGTTAGCGTAACTGTAATAGGGAGGGCATTCCAGTGAATATCGAACACCCAATGATCACGGAAATTAATCGTTACGGATATCCAAAAGAGTATTTGCGGCATGAGGACGAGGAAGAGCAGGAAGATGATGAGGAATAAAAAAGAGCCCACTTGGCAGAGTGGACTCCGGACGATTAGTAAAGAATCATTTATCTAATTATACCAAATCGCCCCATAAAAGACAATGGAGGTTTGAAATATGGCAAAGGCAATTACAGCACCATTCAGCAACAGACGTGAAGATCAGCAAAGGCTTTATAAGGTCGGCGGGTCTATTGTAATCGATAAACAGGGCAGGACGGTTTTCAGTTTCCCTTCAATGGATAAGTACCGGGAATGGCAACGGCTCGGGGCAGAAGCTCATAAAAGAAAGGTGGGGATCGTCTGATGCAAGCCGAAGTCCTTTCATCTACGGCCAATATGTCGCGGGAGGAATGGCTTTCAATAAGACAAAAGGGTATCGGCGGGTCGGATGCTGCCGTTGTACTAGGATTGAGCAAGTGGAAAACACCGTTTGAATTGTGGTTAGAAAAGACAGGACAAGTCATGCCGGAAGAATCTCAGAGCGAGGCAGCATATTTCGGGACCATTTTAGAGGATGTGGTAGCAAAAGAGTTTGAGCTTCGTTCAGGAAAAAAAGTGCGTCGCAAAAATCAGATGTTGAAGCACCCTGACCATGAATTTATTATCGCTAACCTTGACCGGATGATCGTTGGGGAAAAAGCTATTCTTGAGTGCAAAACAACATCAGCATACAACATGAAGGAATGGGAAGACGACGAGATTCCAGCGAACTATATCGTTCAGGTTCAGCATTATCTTGGTGTCCTTGGCCCCGAGTATCGCAAGGCGTATTTCGCAGTTTTGATAGGAGGGAACAAGTTCGTTTGGAAAGAGATAGGGCGTGACGAAGAGCTTATTCAAATGATCTTTGCTGCTGAAATTGAATTTTGGAATGACAGAGTGTTAGGTGGACAGGCTCCGCCGCTGGACGGTTCGAGCGCGGCAGAGGAATTTCTAAAAAAGCGGTACGCCGAAACAGAAAGTAATAAAGTGATTGATCTTCCTGCCACGAATCGCGAGCGCATTAAACAGTATTTGCAGCTAAAAGAGCAAATTTCAGAATTGCAGACGCAAGCGAAGGAACTTGAAAATCAGATCAAATTTGAGATGAAAGATGCCGAATACGGATTTATCGGTAACTACCAAACAAGCTGGAAACATGTCGCCTCTAAAAGAGTTGACACCGAAAAATTGAAAACGCAGTTCCCTGACATTTATGAAAAAGTCACAAAGGAAACACATTCCAGACGTTTTGGAATTAAGGAGGTTGGCTGATATGGCAACAACTCAATCAATTAAAAATAATATTCAGGCGAAACAAAATAACTCCCCGATACAACAGCAAGGGGCGACGATGAAGGGGCTTCTTAAATCCCCATCAGTTATCAAACGTTTTGAGGAAGTCTTAGGAAAAAGAGCAACACAGTTCACAGCATCCATTCTGAGCCTGTACAACAGTGAAAATACTCTTCAGAAGGCAGAACCCATGAGTATTATTTCTGCGGCAATGGTGGCTGCCACGCTTGATCTTCCTGTAGATAAAAATTTAGGCTATGCCTGGATTGTACCGTATGGAGGAAAAGCACAGTTTCAGCTTGGGTACAAAGGTTATATCCAGCTTGCATTGAGGACAGGGCAGTATAAATACATCAATTGCATACCGGTTCACGAAGGGGAATTGCAAAAATGGAATCCGTTAACCGAAGAAATCGAGATTGATTTTGAAAAGCGCCAGTCTGATGCTGTGATCGGTTACGCTGCTTATTTCGAACTATTAAACGGCTTTCGGAAAACCGTCTATTGGACAAAAGCACAAGTCGAGAAGCACAAAAAGAAATTCAGTAAGTCGGATTTCGGGTGGGGAAAGGATTGGGACGCAATGGCCCTCAAAACCGTTCTGAAATCCATTCTTAGCAAGTGGGGGATTCTCTCTGTTGAAATGCAAAAGGCAGTTGTCGAAGACGAGACGCCGAGGGAAAGAATAGACATCACAGAAGAGGCGGACGGCCCCGAAATCATCGACTATAACCTTGAGCAGGACCAAGAAGAAAAAACGAATCTACAGGATACCGATCCTTTTGACGGCAAGCCTGTAGATATGAGCGACGATGACCTCCCATTTGATTAAGGTTCCGATCCCCTTCTGCTACAAGTGGATGTCAGAAGGGGCACCGAATCGCGCAAAGCTGTTCCGTGCTTATGTTGAGAGCTATTTGAAGACAAGCGAACCGGGTTTACGCCTAGTGCGCATCAGTGGAATGACAGCACTTTGTGAAAGGAAGTAGGTGAGCAGGATCGATATGCAAGGTTTGGGGTATGTAATCCTGCCCCGGCTACCCTTTAAAGATGGACGCGATGAAACAATTTACGATTATTTGTTTAAAAAGGCGGAGTATCGGCTTGGTAGGGAATTAGATCCCGGTCAGACGATCATCAAGCTGGCTGATCTTGCAAAACGTTTCAATTGGTCATCGGATCAGATCAAATATTCCTTGGATCGGATGGTTAAACAAGGATATTTAAAGTTGGATCGGTTGCCTCAGAAACGCGGTTTCATTGTAACGGTGGTCAATTACACCGATCTCATACAACTTGGTAATTACAACAAGAAAAAAGCCTCGGCGCCAGCACTAACAGAAGAAAAGGGGGACGACAAAGACATGCAGACAAACCCATTTCAATTTTTTGAGGATGAAGGGTTCGGCTTACTATCTTCATTTTTAGCGGACATGCTTAAAGGACTGATAGACGATTACGGCGAGGAAAAGGTGCTTGATGCAATGAAAGAGGCTGTTAAGCGAAATGCCCGCAATATGGCTTATGTCCAGCGCATCCTACAATCAAATGAACTTAAAAGTAAGGAGTGGGGAAATGGCTATCCAGCAAAAAAAGCAGGTAACAAAAACGGTCAGTATAGACACGGCATTCCAAAAAATGATGCAGAGCCTTCGGGAAAAGTCAGCCCACTATTCGGCACCGGCCGTCTCCGCAGAAAAGGCTGAATATAGTTGTGCAGAATGCAAGGACAAAGGCATCATAGTTTACCGAATTCATAAAGACACTGAACTTGAACTAAAAAAAGAAGGAAAGACGTTTGATAGCCTTTCGACTGATCAAATGGTCCGTGAGGAGGATTACCTTGCCGGGAGGGTGTGCACACCAGAGACAGCGCGAGAATGGAAGACAGCATACTCTAAACAATGCGATTGCGTCCAGCGAAAGAAGATAGCCCGCATCATGGCAGCGAGCGGTATTACAGAGGAATTTGAAAACCTTGTTTTCGGCAATTTTAAAACAGAGGGGAAACCAGAGCTGATCAAGGAAGCCTATGATTGCGCTGTGGAATACTTCAAGGATTTTGAAAAAATCCGGGGGAACCGTTCAAACAGCATTTCACTACTCGGGCAGCCCGGCAGCGGCAAAACTCATCTGCTTACAGCCATAATGAATAATCTCATCAAGAAGAAGTCCGTCCACTGTTTGTATTTCCCGTATGTAGAAGGCATGGGGGATCTGAAAAAGGACTTTGATCAATTGGAAACCAAGCTTGATGCGATGCGTAAAGTCGAAGTGCTTTTCATTGATGACTTGTTCAAGCCAGCAAGGGGAGAGCCTCGAGCTACGGAGTGGCAAGTCGAACAGATTCAATCAGTTGTAAATTATCGATACCTGAATCATTTGCCTCTGCTTGTATCTTCAGAGCTTACAACGGACGAGCTGTTGGATATTGACGAAGCACTCGGATCCCGAATTCATCAAATGTGCCGGGAGTATACGGTGATCATCAAGGGCGACAGGATGATATTAAACCATAGATTAGGAGATTGGTAATGAAAGACGTTCAAATTAATCAATTAATGTCGGGAGTTTTTGAGTTAACGCCGCGGCGGCAGGGGAACGGGCAGGATCTGGCCCCGGTTATCCGAGTGCTAGAAGACAAAATCAAACAAATGGAGATGATTCAGAGTGCTTAAAGCGGTGCCGGCTCTGCTGTCTATTCTGCTGCTGGCCGGATACAGGGAAAAACAGATTCAACAATGGATTGGGGATGACGGGAGGTAAGGAGATGAAATTGGGCGATAAGGTAACAGTCAAAGCGATATACAAAAAGCATCCAGATAGCTCTATTAATTTTCACGAGCTACTTAAAGATATTGATACCACTGAAATAATAAATCAACAAGTTTTGAAGAGAGTGGAAATGCGCTTTGATGGGATTGTCTGCGGTAAGCGTCGGAGAGCGGTGGAAAGAATGTGGGAATATGGATGGTTAGATGAACTTGTTTATGGAGGCAGTGATGTTGGATTCACGGTTGTCGATGTAGAGCCTGAAAAAGGACAAATGATAATTGACACAGTTTGCGAACCGTTTTATCTTGTCGCTAAAAATTTAACTGGCTTCTACTTTGTCAAAGCTGAGGATATGGAGGTAAGAAATGAAAGCCAATAAATTCAACGCCAAGAAAACATACGTTGACGGTATCAAATTCGACAGTAAAGCCGAAGCCCAGTATTACTTGCAGCTTAAATGGCTCAAGCAGGCGAAGCAGATCAAAGATTTTAAGCTCCAGCCCCGGTTTCTGCTGCAAGAAGCATTCAAAAAGGACGGAAAAACTTTTCGGAAGATTGAGTATGTCGCAGATTTTGAGGTCCATAACTTGGACGGCAGCATCGAGATTATCGACATCAAAGGCGTTGAGACAGAGGGCTTCAAAATCAAGCGCAAGCTGTATGAACGCCGATATGATACGCCTCTAAAAGTCTTAGCCCATGATAATTCGTTTGGCTTTATCGAAATAGATAAGCTGAAAAAGACCAAAGGAAAGGCGGAGAAATCTACTGTAAAACGTAATTATCGCCGACGATCGGCCGTTGTGGGTTCGAGAGGAAGATAGAATTATGGTCTGCATGATGCATTGTTCCAAGTTTAAGAGGTGCGCTAGTCGCATGGGAGCGGATTGCAAGAAGCTCGGCGGCTCTGAAATACCGAAAATCAATTCAGGAGGTAGTTACGATGCAAAAAGAAAACAATAACCCATATAAGCCCGGACCGGTTCATAAATGGCAAATGACACCCGAGGAGCTGGCGGAATACGTCAAAAAGCATCCAATTGTCTACCGGGAACATCTGAAACCGTCACCGGCTTTCACAATGGAAAAATGGCAGCCTGAACAGTATTAAAAAAGCACCGAAGCGCGAGGCCTCAGTGCCCTGATATGAACTGGTACTTCTATCATAGCACAAGGGGGCTGCCTAGTGTACAAACCAGAACGAATAAATTTAAACGATGATTTAAGCTTCACAGAATCTATTGAGTCGGGGAAAGTCCGTGTCATCGTGTTAGATGGGAAAAACGGCACGGCGCACATCATGGATGCCCCGGAGCATGGTAAATCAATTATTCAAACGATAGACGGTAGTTTTAAGCGTGTAGATCATGAATTAGGCTATAAAGCCGAATAAATGCAGGGGCTTTCCCTGTGGGGGAGGAACAGGATGGAACTTTTACAATCTACTATTCTTCACACAATCAAGGCACAGCGGGACAATATGATGACGATTGACGAACTGGCCGAGAAGTACGAGCTTCACCCGGATTACGTGAAATCGATCATTGAACGTACTGAAGGGCTGGCTATTAAAGGAAACGTCGTCTATGTGCCAAAACAATCCTTTCTGCTGCCGGCGATAGGGGCTGTCGGGTTATTCGTTGCCGTGGCAGTTCTCCCGCAGTTAATAGGGGGATGACTGGACATCCAAGGGAAGAATGAACCTCCCTGAATATGTGTAAATGACAAATGACAATATGACCAAATTTTAAAGTAAAGCGTTTTAGGAGGGATAACCGTATGAAAGGTGTCATGATTGAATGCCAGGACTTCCGCACGATTATTGAAAAATACGATAGCCCGGATACTCTCTTTTATGTTGATCCCCCGTATGTCGGCCGAGAACAGTTTTACGCCGGCGAGTTTACAGAGCAGGATCACCGGGATCTGGCTCGGTTGCTGATTCAGGCGAAAGGAAAAGTGGTTCTCTCCTATTATGACGATCCTTTGATACTCGAGCTCTATCCGAATTGGGAGAGAGAAACATTTTCAGATACAAGCAGGTTGTCGGTGGATCCGGGAAAGGGAATTGGGCCGAAGAAATGCTGCTGTTTAATTATAAAATCACTCAACTCAGTTTATTTGATTAGGAGGGGGTATCGGTGATCGAATACAGCTGCCGTGAGTGTGATTACACCGAGTTAGATACAATGGTGCGCCCAAATGTCTGCTGCCCCGTCTGCGGGCAGCCGATGAGTGCAGAAGAGGAATTTTGTGAGCAATAAAAAAGCGGCCGCAGGCCGGAAGGGGAACCAATATGAAAAAATTCATTGCAACTATCACTGTTTTGCTGCTTGTCGCAGTTATTGCAGGCTGCGAATCATGGAACAGAATGACGAAGAATTTTGATTCAGCTCATAACGGATTGGAACGGACGGCAACCGTCTACGACCAGAACGGAAATAAGATCAAAACCTATAAAGGCAAGTTTGATGTTGAGATCAATGACTATGGGAATAAAGTCAAATTCGATCTGAACGGCAAGCGAATTATGATCAACAATGCCGTTGTGATAGTGGAGGAAAACTTGCATGATTATAGCTTTTGAAATTATCCTGCTGCTCATGATGCTGTTATCTTTTATCGGAGTCCTTGGGGAGAAGCAGAACGAAAAAATGAGCGGGAATTTGACGGCGGTGTGTTTGGCCTCAATGATCAGCCTTGTCGTCGCATTCCTGGTGCTTTGAATACGAAAACATAGGGAGGAATAAATCATGAAAAAATTCTTCAAGTCTATTGCTGTGCTGTCACTCTTGCTTTCTGGAACACTTTTATTCTCACAATCTGCGGCGGCTGTGTGGTCGCCTTGGCAAACAGAGTTATTCGGCCATAAGGCGCGAGTTTTCACGGACGATACCAATTACTATGCAGGGGCAAAAACCGTTGATTGGCGGGCTGAAAAGAAAGGTTCTGGAACGCTTTATTATACGACGGGTGTCTATAAAAAACGTTCTGGCGGCAGCTTAACAGATACAAACCTGGTGCAGCGGGGATACTTCAAACATTCAACACCGTTGAAGTCATTTAGCGTTCCAACCATCCGGCAGCGCACCGGCAAAGGGACATACGTCATTCAGATTGATTGTTACACTGATCCAGCAAAGAACAACTATATCGGCACGTTCGAATCAGTGAAGTTTTATATAAAATAATCAGCCCTACAGAAACGGAGTGAAGGGAAATCAAAGGATTAAACATTATAAAAGGGGTTCTGGTTGCGCTCGGCGGCGGCTTCTGGATCAGTTACTTGTGGATTTACCGGCCGATGTTTGGGGAAACAGCGGCAATCGTCGTTTTCACCCTGGGATTAGTGTTTGCGACGGAGATTAGGAACTTGTGTTTCGGATTACTCTTCGTGCTTATCAGCGGCTTTGCTCTTGGTCTTTATGGATATATGTATCTGGATAGCATCAAGCAGCTTATCATAATGCTTTTGGTCGCTTTGCCATATGCTTCAGCAATGTTCTTGCATGTGGCAGAACAAGAGACAGGGGAAAAAGGAAATATTTAATACCATGGAAAAACTGCGATTAATCAACAGATAAAGCATGGGCGTTGAGGAGGATCACTATGATTGTATTATTTGTTATATATATTATATCCGTGCATTTTGCATGGTTGATGACGAAGTTAGGACATCAAATTGTCTTTAAGCATGTATCACCTACACTAAACGATGCTATAATAGTTTTTCTTCCACTCTTAAACATATATGTTGGTTTGTTTTATTTAGTGGAGATTATAAAATTAAAATTTAAAGCCGAATTAAAAACTAGTAAGTATTTTTTTGGGCAAAGAAAAAAATAGATGTTGATTTTATAGGTATGGTGTATAATAATCCCTAAAAAGGGGATTGTTATGGACTGGAGAATCCAAATAAGTAATATCGTTTTAACTGCACTTTTAACAGCGATATTAACAAATTTAGCTTCTTATCTTAGAGAAAAGAAGATAAGGAATGATAGCTCAACTTTTAAAAACAAAGAAGAAGCAATAAATAAAATTTTCAAACCAATATATACAATTCTTTCAAAAGAGTTATATACTGCTAAAGGATACGATGGATTAGATCTTGAACAAATTACACAAATAAAAGGCTTGATCGATAGTTTTCCTGAAAACTGCCCTCGTGAATTAACCTTTTTAGTAAACAGTTTATACGAAGATTCAATCAGGCTAAATGATATGGCTAAATTAAACGGAGAAGATCCGGTCAAAGTGGATGATAAGAAAAAGCTTTTCAATTACGTAGAAGAAAAATTTAATACATTCAGGAAAGAAGTTGGAATGATAACTGAATAAGTCCAAGACGGAAAGCCTGCGGACACTGAACTTACAGCACTAATGCTGTTTGTTTGGTGTCCGTTTTTTGTTTTTCTCTCGATCCAGTCCTAAGTGTAGTCAATGAATAAGGGAGGAAGAAACGACATGAAAAAAATTAAAAAGAATCAGAGGAAGAAGCCGGAGAAGCTCTCTGAACGGGATTTAGGAACCTAATAGATACTAACAGGCCCATCTATAAAAGAGCCAAAGGCGGACCATTCAGACAAAGATGAGGAGGATAAAAAGTATGAAAAAATTTGGGATGGCTTATAAAAACGGGAAAGTTGTCGCTGCATTCTGTTTATATGAAGATTCATTTGAAGAAGCGAAAAAATTCTGTAGTGAAGTTTTAAAAGCTAGCTTGATGGAAATTTCCAAATCAAAATATGTTGAGGTATTTAAAGCAAATAAATGGGACGACATTTTCAAGATTTAAGGCGGGATGATCAATATGAATAAAAAAGAAATCGAAAACTTGATCAGTAGCTATTATTGGATGGTAAAAGAGGTTCAGAGATTGCAGAGGGTTCTTTACGGCTCTGAGATTCCTATGAGAAGTTGGGGCGTTGCTCGCTACGGATTGGAGGCTGCTATGCCAAAAGGAAGCCCAGGGAAGAGCCAGGCCGAACTGAAAGAAATGGATATGAGAGAAGAACGGCTCTTCAAACGTCTGCAATATTTCGAGGAACGTGTATATGCCATTGAGGCGGCAGCTAGGACAATCAAAGGCGAACGGCACCGGGTCATTTATGATTGCATGATGGAAGGCATGAGCTATCGAGCTATTGGACTTCATCTCGGTATATCGCGGGAAACCGTAAGGCGAATGAAAGACGAAATCATCAACCAGTTGTGCCAAAATTGCCGCATTGTGCAGTTGTTGAATGAGGAAAAATCCGTCGTGTAAAATGGAAGGCAGGACGGGGAGGCAGGTTCCCCCGGTCAACCACAAAACAAATTAAGTGGGAAAGAGCGTCACTGCGAATGAGCGGGGACGTTTTTTCGTTCGACAAATTTCGCATATGGTTCTATTGGCCTCCCTATTTGCTATAATTTTTTTGAGGGAGGGGTGGGAAAATGAAAGAGTTGAAGGATTTCCTTTCTGCGCTTGAACCCAAGGATTGGATTACAATTCTTTCCATATGGGTTACTTTAGGTATTGGGATTTGGAACTTGTTCTCTAATGCTAAAATTAATAGGAAAACTCTTTTTGTGAATGCAATTACAAGTGAAAGAGTCAAGTGGATGACATTATTGAAAGAATTATTATCAGAATATTTAACTTTAATATGTACCTATGAAAGAAATAAGCCTCGACAAGGCGAACAAAATTTAGATTTTTTAAAAGAACTACTTCGCTTGGAGTATAGAATTAAACTTCATCTAAATTATAAAGGTGAAAAAGATAAAGAAATTATGTTCCAAATTGAAAGAGCTAATAAAGACATTATTGACTACTATAACTCTATTGAAGCTATGGATGTTATTGATGAAAATCTACATAAAAGAATAAATGTAATAATAGAGAAAATTTCAACGGTAAGTAGGCAATACCTTAAAGAAGAATGGGAGAGAGTTAAAGAAGAAGCTGAAAAAGGTAATCTTAAAAAAGAAAAATTTATAAATAGAATAAAAAACAAAATTAAGAAATAATTTTGATGGCATCCTGCGGGGTGCTTTTTTATTTGGGTAGCTACTGACCGCGGAAGGTTTCGGGGGTTCAATCTTAAACCCCTGGGTTTTATGTTTGCTGTGATACACGTCCGGTGAGACTTGGGAAAACAATCGGATACCCCCAAGCACGGGCGCGGCTCAGAACAAATATATTTCCAAAACAACACAATTCAGAAGGGGGCGGCAGGTGGATGTAGATGGCCGAAAAACACATTCAAGCACAAAAAGATTACGTCAAAGGAATGAAATACAAGGACCTTGCCGAAAAGTACGGGGTGTCAGTGAACACCATCAAGTCATGGAAAAGGCGGCACGGTTGGGAAAGAAAAAAGGGTGCACCCTCTGAAAAAAGTGTGCACACAAAAAAAGTGGGCGCGCCACCTGGTAATATAAACGCACTCGGGAACAACGGCGGCGCACCAAAGGGAAACCAAAACGCAAAAACACACGGCTTTTTCTCCAAGTTTCTCCCGGAGGAAACGCTTGAGATCATGGAAGAGATTCAGGAGCGCAGCACGACCGATATGATATGGGATCAAATTCAGATCCAATACGCGGCCATTATCCGGGCACAACGCATCATGTTTGTGCAGGATAAGGACGATATAGCAAAAGAGTTGAAGAAAACGAAAGAATCGGATTTATCTTCCGAAGAGGAGTTTGAAATACAATTCGCTTGGGATCGTCACGCAACCTTCCTGAACGCTCAATCACGGGCTATGGGCGAGCTTAGGAGCTTGATAAAGCAATTTGACGCACTGGCCCATGGAGAGGACGAAAGGCGGCTTAAACTTGATCAAATGCGCTTGAACATCGAGAAGACAAAAGCCGAAATCGAGCGATTGAACGACGATGAAAACGACTCAACATTTGAAATTATCATCAAGGATAAAGGTGAGCGATGATGGAAAAAGAAGTGAACCCCCGTTTTAGGGATTTTCTTTTTGATTGGTCACAGAAGTTTTATTTTCTCGTCGGCGGTTACGGATCATCCAAGAGCTATCATGTAGCCCTGAAATTGATTTTGAAGCTACTGCAGGAAAAGCGGACAGCCTTAGTCGTCCGGGAAGTTTATGATACGCACAGGGACTCGACTTTTTCCCTGCTTGAAGAGATCATCACAGACTTAGGGCTTGACCATAAAATCCGGTGTGTCAGCTCACCAATGCAAATACGATTTCCAAACGGCAGCAAGATCATTTTTAAAGGGATGGACAAGCCGGCAAAACTAAAATCGATCAATAATGTATCAATTGTATGGGTTGAAGAGTGCTCAGAAGTCAAATATGACGGATTTAAAGAGCTGCTGGGGCGCTTGCGGCATCCGACTTTAAAACTTCACATGATTCTGTCCACGAACCCCGTTAGTAAAGGGAACTGGTCGTATAAGCACTTTTTTAAGGATGAAGCCAATCAGTTTTTTGTCCTTGACGACGACGAGCTTTACAAAAAGAAAACGATCATAAAAAACAATACCTATTATCATCACTCAACGGCTGATGATAATTTATTTTTGCCTGAAAGCTACATCGAGCAGCTGGAAGACCTGAAAAGCCACGATCCAGACCTTTACCGCATTGCCCGGAAAGGTCGTTTTGGCGTTAACGGAAAGCTTGTCCTGCCGCAGTTCGAAGTGATGGAGCACGAAAAGGTTATGAATGCGATCAGAGCAATCGACAGGCCGATCTTAAAGAACGGCATGGACTTTGGTTTCGTTGATTCATATAACGCCTTGGTTCGCATGGCGATCGACCACAATCAAAAGATTCTATATATCTACTGGCAGTATTACAAAAACGATACGACAGACGACAAAACAGCGGAAGACCTGAAAGACCTTAAACGCGTTCTGATCAAAGCTGATAGCGCGGAGCCTAAGACAATTCGATTCTTCCGGCAACAGGGGTTCCGTATGAAGGCCGCAAAGAAATTCCAAGGCTCACGGCTGCAATACACCAAGAAGGTGAAGCGGTTCAAAAAGATTATCTGCTCCGATCAATGCCCTGACGTTATTAGGGAGCTGAAAGATTTGACTTTCGCAGTGGATAAAGGCGGAAACGTCATTGAAGACGAGTTCAATATCGATCCACATACTTTCTCGGCCATCTGGTACGGCTTAGATGATTATGAGGTATCAAGTCTCAAGGGGCACGGGGTAACAAGGAGGTTTAGAGATTGATAAAATTCTTAGATCAAATTAGAACAAAGGGCATATCGGGGGAATTGATTTCTCAGATTATCGAAGAGCATAAAGATGACCATGACCGCATGAAGAAATTGTACGACCGATACAAGGCGGAACCTGCCGGCGTGCCAATTCTTCAACGTAAAGCCGTGGATTATGAAGACTTTGAGACCGGCCGCATCAAGAGGATTGATCACAAGGTCAATAACAAGCTGAATAACTCTTTCGATTCGGAAATTGTAGATACAAAGGTCGGTTATCTATTCGGCCATCCAATCGCTTATGAGGTGGACGACAAATCAAAAACAGGGAATGTTTCAGCTATCAAGCAACTGATTGAGGATTTTAATTTGAGAAATCACGTTCCTGATGAGGACAGCGAATGGGGGAAGATGGCTGCGATTTGCGGTTATGGCGCCCGCCTTGCTTATGTGGACAAGGAAGGAAAAGAGCGCATTAAAAACATCGATCCTTGGGAAGTCGTTTTCATAACCGACGGCAATATTCATGAACCAGAATACGCATTACGCTATTACGAGACTTGCAACGGACAGCAAAAAGCTGAATTTTACGATTCTACCAATATTCACCATTACAGCACGAAGGATAGTTCAGCTTTTACCAAAGATGATACAAAACTCCACATGTTTAAAGGCTGCCCTCTGTTCGGATTAGCCAACAATAAAGAGTTAAAAGGCGATGCTGAAAAGGTATTGTCTCTTATTGATGCCTACGACCGGACAATTTCGGACGCCAGCAACGAGATTGAGCAGTACCGGCTGGCGTATCTTGTCTTGAAAGGATTAGGGGCAGATGATGAAACCCTTGAAAAGCTGAAAGAAACAGGAATCCTCGAACTGTTAGAAAAGGATGACGAAGTCAGTTATCTCACGAAGGACATCAACGACGCGATCATTGAGAACCATTTAAACAGGCTGGAAAAAGATATTCTCCGTTTCGCAAAATCTGTGAATTTTACAGACGAATCATTCGCCGGCAATGTTTCAGGCGTTGCTATGAAATTTAAACTGATGGCGCTTGAGAATAAAAGCATCACGATGGAACGAAAAATGACGGCAGCTCTCCGGTATCAGTTCAAAATCCTTTTTTCTGCATGGGGGACAAAAGGAAAAGCGAGCGAAGACGACTATTTAAAGGTTTGGTTTGGCTTTACACGCAACCTTCCGGCCAACATTCTTGAAGAAGCTCAAATCGCTGGAAGCCTTAAAGGTCTGGTCAGTGAAGAAACGCGGCTTTCGTTGCTGTCATTTGTGGATGATGTTCAGTATGAAATTGACAAGATGAAAGAAGAGCAGGACGAATACACGAGGCATTTACGCCCGTTAGATGACAGCGAAGAGAAGGCGCCGCAGGATGGTGAGCCAGACGATGAAGAATCAGAATGAAATAGATAAATACCTTGATGAAATGATCGAAAAGGCTGAAAGAAAGATCGATCAACTGTTTGCCAGACGTATGAAAGAGATCAAAAACCAGATAGCTGCAATGTATGACAAGTACAGCAGAGACGGTGAGCTTTCATACACCGAACTGAACAAGTACAATCGGCTGCGGAAAGAGCTGGACTTTATTGCAGAAAAAATCGACGAGGATTTCCGTTTCATTCTAAAACAAATCGAACTATTGCTAGAAAAGCAGTATGTTGAGAATTATTTACGTTCTGCGTACCTGTATGAGTTCGAAGCGCAGGCGAAAATGGGGTTCGCGATCCCAACGGCTGCCGTTATCGTAGCGGCTTTAGCTAATCCAATCCCTGAATTGCGATTACCCGCCCTATTGGAAGCGGCACGGGATCAGGTGGTAACGAGAATATCGATAGAAATTTCTCAGGGACTCCAAGCCGGTGAAAGTTATGCAAAAATGGCAGCAAGACTCGAAAAAGCTCTTGGGTTTGGCCGAAAAAAAGCTCGGACAATAGCCCGAACCGAAGCTCATAGGGCGCAGATACTCGGGCGGCTTGATAGCGCTAAGAAAGCAGCAAAAAAGGCAAATTTAAAGAAAATGTGGGACAGTACGCTGGATACAAGGACAAGAATCGGACATCGGAAGCTTGATGGGAAGGTCGTGCCCTTTAACGGCGTGTTTAAGTCAATATATGGAGGCGTAGGGATAGCGCCCCGTCTTATGCACAACCCAAAAGACGATATAAACTGTCGCTGTACGATCATTTTCCTTGTGAACGGCCAGAAACCAGAGAGAAGGATATCCAGAATCAACGGCAAAAACGTCGTAATTCCATACATGACCTATGAAGAGTGGAAAAAACAACTTGAAAAGGAGGGGTGAAATATGATTTACCTATTAATTTATGGAATCATCGGGCTGATAATTGCCGGCATCATGTTTTTTAATCTCTGCGCTGAAACAATGGACAAGTACAGTAATGAGAATGAACAATTTATAGGGATTTTAGCCGTTTTCGTCATTTCCCTTATCTGTTCGGTTGTTTGGCCGATGATTGTCACTCTTATCATCATAAAACACGTCCGGAAAGCCAAACGACGGAAGGAGGAGAATAAAGATGCAGTCTGAAGAAGCGAAGGGGAAATACGATTTTTTGACTGTTGAATTGCGCACGGAAGTCATTTGCAAGCATAACGGCATGGTTCATGTTGCTGTTACGTTTGATGGGTCATTATCGAGCATTTTTGTTGTGAGTGAAGCGGATTATGAAAGGGTGTTCCCGAATGGCTAAACTAGAAATTAAATTGACGGAAGAAGCGCGGAAAATGAAAGAAGAGAATCCCCTGTCAAGCGCTGGGCTGAAATTTTCCGATTATGATGTTTTAATAGACGGCCACGAGCCAACGCATTTGACCGACTTAAAGCTTTCTATGAGAGTAGGAGAGCTTAATGAAGCTACAGTCACATTTGTTGTTGACGAAATTGACGCGGATGCCGATTTTTTAGCGGCTCTCGAAGCGAAGATCGAAGCTGACAAGGTAGCGGCGGCATCACCCGAAGAAACGACAGAAGGCACGACAGACGAAGATCATTCGGACGAAGGGTAATAAACATGGCCGATGACAACGGAATCAACTGGCGTGAAAAAGCGATAGACGCAACGGGGAAACTTGCACGCTTGCTTGAAAGAATTGAGAGCGAAACCGAAAACGAGCTATTCGAAGAGGGGGACAAATAACATGCCAAAGTACATCAAAAAACCGGTAAAGGTTGAGGCAGTGGAATTTGAGTACACAGCACAATCATTCTATGAAGTTTGCAAACTCGTAAGAAGCCCACGAACAATCATTATCGAATTCGAAAATGGATCACCAACTTTAAAGATCACGACACAAGAAGGCGAAATTACAGCGAGAGAAGGCGACTACATCATAAAAGGTGTTGAGGGCGAAATATACGCGTGTAAGCCGAGAATTTTTGAAAAGACATATGATCGTGTAGACCTCTTGAAAAAAGCCCGTAAAATGGCGGAGCTGTCCGGAATGCTTACGAAAAACGGCTTTGATTTCAAAGAAAAGTCAAAAGAAGAGGAAATAGAAAAGGTTGAATCATTCGAATTTAATTTTGACGGGAAAGCGAAGTCTAAAATTAAATTCAGCACGATTAAAGATGGTTCCCGTTATCATACCGAAAGAGCTTTCCTTAATTTTGAATTGGATGATAATTTACGAGAAGAACTGCAAAGCATTATCGGGCGCATAGCTGAACATTTTTTCGAAAACGATAAAACATTACCAATGGTCGAACATACCGGAATCACAAACGCCAAGATTACCAATTTGCCATCCCTAGCAATTGCAATGAGCGGAGCTGATCTTGGCGACGCGATACTCGAAATACCCGAAACAGCAATCAAGACGGCCAAAACTAAAGACCTGTCAGGCCCTATTGAAAGTCCAGAAATCAGCCCGGCAAGCTCATTTGAAATAGAAAGAGAAGCCCATAAAAAGCTGATTAAAGAATTGATCCGGGAAGTGCTGTCTGAAGAGCCTGTGACGGTTTCCCTTGACGGCGAGGAAGTAGGTAAAGCGTGTTTTAAAGAAGCTTCAAAGGTAATGAAGCGGCAGGGCATGAGGTCGAAATAATGTCCGAAATACTTTGTATGTTGGGCTTTCACAATTTTAGAAACTACAAGCACCTTTTTCACCCATTCAGAGCAGAGGGGACATGCTCACGATGCGGAAAGAAAGATGTTTATTTGTAAATTAGAACCACAGTCGCCAAGCAGCGGCTTTTTATTTTGTCCTGAGCACGACGTTAAAAGGCTTATTTTTTATGCACTCATAGCAGGCGCGCACTGTAGAGGGCAAAGGAGGAAATCGAAATGAATTTAGAAGAAGTCAAACAGTTTCTTGATGCAAATAAAGAGAACGAAGATGTAAAGGCTTATCTAGAAGAACTTTCGGCCGTGTCAGCCGACAAGGTGAAAGGTTTTCTGGAAACCGACGAGGGGCAAAAGTTGATCCGTCCTAAGCTGGATCAGCACTTCACAAAAAGCCTTGAAACATGGAAAGCAAACAATCTCGATGAACTTGTTGATACCAAGGTAAAAGAGCTGTATCCGGAAGAAACCGAGGAACAAAAGCGCATTCGAAAGCTCGAACAAGAGCTTGAGAAACAGCAAAGAGAAGCCAAGCGCGAAAAGCTCATGAACACGGCGATTTCTTACGCATCTGAAAAGGGGCTGCCAACTGATCTTGTTGCTTACTTCCTTGGGGATGACGAAGAAACGACAAAAAGCAATCTTGGCACCCTTGAAGAAAAATTCAGTGCTTTTGTTAACAAAGCAGTCGAAGACAAATTCAGAGCAAACGGCAGGGATGTGGAGCCGGGCGGCGGCGGTTCTGGCTCCAGTGAAAATTTAGACATTGGTTCGCTTGCAGAACAAGCAAGCATCAGAAAATAAGGAGGAATAATTAATGCCAACATTTGATCCGAATAACGTATTGATGCAAGACGCAGTTGACGGGAAGGTGCCTTCCGATAAAGGGACGCTAGTTTTAAAAGATTTTATGACGCGTTCGGCTGTTACACAACTAGCAAAATATGAAGAAATGAAAAAGCCTGAGAAGACATTCACTTATCTTGCGTCTGGCCCGGGAGCTTACTGGGTTGGTGAAGGTGAGAAAATCCAAACGTCAAAGGCTACATGGTTAGATGCCAAAATGGTATCTAAAAAACTCGGGGTCATCATTCCGGTAACAAAAGAGTTTTTAAGATATACGGTTTCAGACTTCTTCACTGAAATGCGGCCGGCAATTGCGGAGGCGTTCGCTATTAAATTTGACCAGGCTGCGCTATTTGGTGTCAATTCACCTTTCGGTGCCGGGGTTTCTGTATTCGAAAAAGCGAAAGCGGCAGGCAACACTGTTGCCCTGAACTCACTCGGTAATCTTTACGACGAATTGAACTCCCTAATGGCACTGACTGAGGACAGTGACAAAGACGTGAACGGCTTTACTACTACGCGCCGATTTAAATCAAAATTGCGCGGTGCGAAGGATGGTAACGGTAATCCTATTTTCAACGATCCGAGAGGCGGCGCGACATCAGAGGCATTAGGCTTGCCAGTTGGTTTTGTTGATTCAAAATCATGGGATTACACCAAGGCGCACCTATTGTCTGCTGATTGGGATTTTGCGCGCTACGGGATCCCGCAAGGAATGGAATACAAGATTTCTGAGGACGCAACATTGACGACGGTTGTCGATGAAAACGGCGATCCTATCAACTTGTATGAGCGTGATATGGTTGCTCTCCGAGTGACTCAACAAGTCGGTTTCATGACGCTATCTGACGAAGCGTTCGCGGCTCTTACTCCGGAAACAGAAGCGGGGGCGTAATAGATGAGTTTCACATCGAAAAACTACAGAACCAGCGGCGGCGATAAGTGGGTTATCGGTGGAGAACTAGAAGTCAAAGCGGGCGCGAAGGTATCCGGCATGCCCGCAGGCACCCCGGGGCCGGACAGTATCACTTCCGAAATGATCGGAGAAGGACAGGTCAGAAACCGAAATATCGGTGATGGGTCTGTAAATAGCCGTAATATCGGGAATGGCAGCGTTCAAAATAATCACATTCAAGCTAAGGCGGTCACGCTGGACAAAATGGGCGATGATGTAACGGCCAAATTTACAGATATCGAAAACCGCCTCAAAGCACTGGAAGGCTCAGGAGGTTCTTAATTTGAAAATCACAGACGGTTCTATAGTTTTGAGCGTGTCAGATAAGGCGTATAGGGTTGTCTATGCGCCTTTTGGCTTTAAAAGGGTAGAAGAGTCCGAAGAAGTTGCTCAGGAGACTGACGCGCCATTTGATCTTTTTGAAATGAGCAAAGAGCAACTGACCAAAGTAAACAAAAGCGACATCATAACCTTTTTGGAGCAACAGGAATTTGAATTTGATCCAAACGCCAAAAAGGACGAACTGATCAAAGTCGTTTTGGGTGAAGAATAGGGGGACATCTGAAATGGACGTCCAGACTATCAAAACAATGCTTGGGATAACTACAGATAGGCACGATGCCTATTTGAAAGAGGTTATCCCTCTTTTTATTGATTTCGCAAAGGATTACTGCAATAACAGGTTTCTTGTTGACGGCGCGGAAAATCTGCCGGCGGGCGTAAAGCTGTTTGTCGCAAAGGCGATCGAGTTTAATATGGCGCCATCGAATTTGAGTGCCCGCAGCATGGGGGATGTTTCTTACTCCTATGAAACGGAGCTGCCGGAATCCGTCTTGAGGCATCTGAAACCTTACAGAAGGCTGAGGGTTGTCTGATGATGTACGAAGAGTTTCCGCACACAATTACATTCCAAAAGTTCGAACAGATACCCAATGGCGGAGGCGGCTTTAAAAAAGATTGGGTGGACGTGATCACCGACTGCGAGGCATTTGTCGCTTCGCTGACCGGAAAAGAATACTATCAAGCCCAGCAGCTTGAGAACCCGGTCGAATACAACGTCTATTTTCCCTATCGGGAAGACGTTAAAAACGACATGCGGATCATTTGGAAAGACCGTAATGACAGGGTTTTGGTCATTCAGTCCCCGCCTATCGATCAAGGCGGCCAAGGTGAAATCTTGTGCTTTAAATGCCGTTCAGGGGAGAACATTCGCTGATGAACAGGATTACAAGGCAGATGACGAGGGCTGTTAATTCGTTCAGTGACCGGGTGCATGATCGAGTGAAGCGAATCATTGCTGAAACGGCGGAAATTATTGCCGGCCAAGCAGTGGCTACGGCGCCAGTAGACGACGGAAACCTTAAAAATTCGATAGAGGTTAATTACTCTCATGGTGGTTTCAAGGCGAAAATCACCGTCGGGGCTTCATATGCGATTTATGTCGAATTTGGCACGGGCATATACGCCGAAAACGGGAACGGCCGTAAAACACCTTGGGTGTATTTTGATGAGAAATTAGGGCGATATGTGTTTACACGCGGAATGCGCGCGCAACCGTTCTTTTTCCCTGCTGTGGAAGCGGGCGCCCGTTATTTCGAAAGGAAGATGAACCGGCGATGATCATTCAAAATAAACTAGCTTCCTGGAACCTTCAAAAAGCGATATACAACAGGCTATCAACGGATTCGGCGCTTAATGAAGTGATAAAGGGCGTTTTTGACAATCCGAATAAAGACACACCTTTCCCGTATGTATCCATCGGGGAAGACACGTCAACGCCATTCGAAACAAAGGTGACATTTGGCGAAAACATCACAACTGTTATACATGCGTGGAGCCGGGCAGAGGACGGCAGGCGCGAGGCAAAGGAAATCCTTTCTCTCGTCATGCAGGCCCTGACAAAAGAATCTTTAAAGGTGGAGGGGTTCAAACCCCTTCAACTCAGTTTTTTGCAATCGCAAGTGATCACCGATATTGACGGGATCACACAACACGGAATTTTGAGAATCCGAATTTATATCAACAATTAAGGGGGCTATCAAATGGCGGTATCAGGTAAACCGACTACCGGTAAAAGCATCATTTATATTGTGCAAGCTGCAAATGCGCCACTTGGATCAGAAGCGAAGATTGTAGGCAACCAGACAGAAGGAACATGGACAAGGGAACAAGAAACGGTTGACGAACAAACAAAATTAGGCCGTATCGTTGGGTACGGGGCGAAAAGTGAGACATTCGAACTTACTTTATATGCACAACAAAAAGACGGCGGACAAGAAGCCTTAGAATGGACTTATGATAATGAATCCGAGTTGAAAGTTTGGCGTGTAGACACCAGCCAAAAGAACGACAACGGAAAATATGATTGCCGTTTCGGCTGGACGATTATCGAAAACATTGAGTTCAGTGAGCCGACAGACGGATTCGTCGAAGCAAGTACATCATTGCCGGTTCTTGTTCGTACAGTGCCGGGTGAAATTGAATTGCCAGACGACTTCATCCAATCAGCTAACGAAATCTTATTCGAAACGCCGGGCGAGACTACAGGCGGATTCGAGAACAGAAAGCAGCCTACTTCTACTCCCTGATGCGCCCCAGAATCTACAGTATACAGCTACAACTAATAGCGTGACCGTGGATTGGAAGGCTGTAGATGGGGCGACTTCATACAAGGTATACAGGGGATCGGAAAAAGTATTCTACAAAGAAGTGACAGAACCAAAATGCACGCTCACAGACATTACGCCGGATACTAAGCTCACAGTGAATGTAACGGCCGTTAATGAGGCGGGAGAATCGCCTATGAGTCAGATTGAAACTCGAACAGAGCCAGAAACAAGCGGAGCATAAAAAACGATTCAAAATAAAGATACAGGGCGTCCTTCACGGGTGCCCTTTTTTATAGGAGGAATATAACATGCCAACATTAGAAATCGAAGGAAAACAATATCAAGCACGCTGTGATTTTAAATTCGAAAGGACAGCAGAAGAAAAATATAACGAAAAAGACGAGAGCGGCAACAAACAGGGCGGCTTACGAAATGTTTATCTCGGCCTGCTTGAGCAACGCAGCTCACTTTACTTAATCCGGTTTTGGGATTGTGCGCTTTCTCATTTGAAAGATAAAAAGCCATCTGTTGAAAAAATCGAGGAAGCACTCTCAAAAGTTATCGATGACGAAGGCGCCAAAGGTGCCGAAAGACTTTACAAAGAAGCGTTTCAGGCGGTGGATAAATCCGGTTTTTTCGCAGTTCAAGTAAAGAGAATCTGGCAAGACTTCGACGTGCTCAAGAAGGAGATCAAGCAGAGAGCCGGGGAGACGGAAGCGGAATTCCTGAAACGGAAGCAGGAGCGCGAGGACGCCAAGGAAATGATGGCGGAACTCGAAAAACTAAGGAAAGAGATGAACAAGTAAACTATGATGCAGTTATTTTGAATGCTGCACGTTATCTCAATATACATGATCCAGAGCTTATACTTTCGTGGACGCCGCACGAGTATAAGCTCTTTTTAAAAGGCGCGCAGTATCGGCAGATCGATGAAATGGAATTGTTGACGAAGAACGCCCTATTCCATCGATACGCTTTGAATAAAAAAGGGCGTGTGACCCCTAAAAAGATGTTTGACGCTGACAAAGCCCGGAAGATGGTGGACAACGAGGAAGACGGCTGGCGCAATGCGCGGAGCCTTGGCGTTAACCCTAATGCCCTAAAACGCGCGACAGATGCCCTTAAAAATATCACCCTTCCGGATTTCAATAAGAAAGGGGGTTAAGGCTATGATCGAACGCCTCACAGCGATTGTCGATGCGGAAATAGGTAAATTTAAGCGCAAAATGGGCGAAGTTAAGGCGTTAGCCCGAAGCATCCCGAATAGAATCACCGTGACTGTTAAAGAAAATTTTAAAGAGGCCGAGCGACGGATGGGCGTTTTCGAAAGCAGGATGGCCCGGCTAAGCAGGGTAATAAACGACTTTCAGACTGTATTCGGGAACGCCTTCAGCGGCATGAAAATGTCGATATTTCCGGCTCTTGTGCCGGTGATAGCGTCATTAACGGCGGCTTTGGGGTCATTAGGGCCGGTCATCGGCGTGGTTTCCGGCGGTCTTATGGGGCTGGCGAGTTCATTCGGGACAGCGGCTGCAGGCGCCGGAGCGTTTGGAGCTTTAGCCATTTCCAATATTAGCGGGGTTTTCAAAGCTTCTTCAGACTTGGCAAAGCTTCAGCAAAAACTGGACGAAACAACAGACCTGAAAGAGCGCGCCAAGATCATGGAAAAGATCAAAGCGATTCAGGAAAGCCTTGGTGCAGAGGAACGGAAAGCACTCGACACCTTAGAGGACTTCAAAGCAAACTGGCGCGAGATAGCCCAAGAAACACAAAAGCCGATCTTGAAGACGTTCACAAACTCTTTGAATAGCTTCAAATCCATTCTTAACACACTGCGGCCGATGTTTAAATCTGTCGCGGCGGCTGGCCTTGAACTATCCGAGAGCTTCCAAAAGTCTTTGAATGCTCCCGATGTAAAAAAGTTTTTTGATTACATGAATAAAAACGCAGGCCCACAATTCGCAACAACAGTCAAAACGATGGGGAACTACTTGCGCGGCTTTTTAAATATGATGGTTGCTTTCGGGCCGTTGGGACAGCAGATGTCACAAAGTATGTTGAAATCGTCGGAGGTATTTACAAAATGGTCTGCGAGCTTGTCAAGTTCGGATAAATTTAAGTCGTTTATCCAATATGTTCAGCAAAACGGCCCTAAGCTGCTGACGATCCTTAAAAACATCGGGTCGGGATTAATCGGAATGTTTACAGCATTCGCGCCGATGAGTGCGGACATGCTGACCGGACTTGTAAATCTTACAGCACGCTTTAAAGAATGGGGAAACAGCCTGAGCGAATCGAAAGGCTTCCAAGAATTTATCAATTACGTCCGACAAAACACACCGACAGTGCTGTCACTGATCGGGCAACTAAGGGACTTGATTGTTAACTTAGGTGTCGGTATGGCCCCGTTGGGTTCGCAAATCCTGCAAATGGTCACGGGGTTTTTGAAATTTTCTAACGCCATGATGGAATCAAATCCTATTATCGGTCAAATGATCGGTTATCTCGTCACATTTGCCGGCCTATTTAGAGCACTCACGCCTTTAACTATCGCTTTTTCTGCTGCCTTCAAATGGGCCGATATTGTAAAAATGGCTAAAAACGTAGGATCAGCAATCAAATGGATAGGGACTGTGATGGGAACTGTCGGAAAACTATTCATGTCAAACCCTATTTTGATTGCTGTTACGGCAATAGCAGCAGCGGCTTATCTGATAATCACGAACTGGGGGCCGATTTCAAAATTCTTCTCTGATTTATGGGAAGGGATCAAAACGAACGCGATAGCGGCGTGGAACTCAATATCTGAGTTCTTTTCCGGCCTTTGGTCTGGAATAGTCGAACTTGCTTCCACAGCTTGGGGCGGCCTGTCTTCGTTCTTCTCTGGTTTATGGTCAGGAATCACCACGACAGCACAAGCAGCATGGACTGGATTCATGAATTTAGTAAAGCCGATTTGGGACGGAATTGTCACGGTTTTCGGCCCAACTTTTAACGTCATAGTCACAACGCTGTCAAACATCTGGAACACGGTATCTAGCACGGTGTCATCCGTGTGGAATACGATCAAAACAACGTTGATCGGTGTTGTCACGAGCATTGTAGACGGTGTGAAAAATCACTTTTCGATTATGTCCCAAACCCTTTCCGGCATCTGGAACGGTATCACTAATATTGCAAAAGGCGCATGGCAAGTTTTAAAAAATGCGATTCTTGGCCCGGTTCTGCTTGTCATCGACCTTGTACAAGGCGATTTTAAAGGATTTGCCAGCCACTTAAAGCAAATCTGGACAAACATCAGCAACGGGGCAAAGCAAATCTGGAACGGTATCAAGACGGTGGTGTCATCACTCGTTAAGGGTTTAGTTAACGCTGTGAAAAATCAGTGGAATACAACCAAGAATGTGACGACAACGATCTTTAACGGGGTCAAAAGCTTCCTCAGCTCAGTTTGGAATGGTATCAAAAATACCGTGGTGAATCTCGCAAAAGGGCTGTGGAACGCAGTAAAAACCACTTGGAACACATTCAAGACTGTAACGACAACAATTTTTAATGCAGTCAAAACCACCCTGACAACCGTCTGGAATGCGGCCAAGTCAGTAGTCGTAAATGCGGCAAAAAATATCTGGTCGAGTGTCCGAAATAACTTCAATAACATGAAAAATGTTGTCTCGACCGTCATGAAGAATGTCAAAAGCACGATCCAGAATCTCTGGAATAACGCCGTTAAATTCTTGAAGGGGGTCGATCTGAAACAGATCGGAAAGAACATCATTCAAGGATTGATTAACGGTATCGGAAGCATGGCAAATGCCGTCTGGCGGAAAGTCGGCGACATTGCGGACGGGGTTAAGAAGAAAATCACCGGATTACTCAACATTCACTCGCCTTCACGATGGATGCGCGATCATGTCGGGAAAATGATCCCGGCCGGTGTAGCTGTTGGTATTGACAAAGCGGGCGGCCTTGTAGAAAAAGCTACTCAGAAAATGGCGCAACTCACCATGTTTACGCCAGACCAAACAACATTCGCCTATGACACGTCCCTCAGCAGCGGCGCATTAAGTGATGTGCGCGGTCAGATCGAGGCAGAGGTCAGTGATTTCGAGCTTTCAGATCAGCCGATCGTTATTGAAATGGACGGGAAGGCCGTAGGACGTGGCGTCTATAAGCACGTCAAGAACTTCCAAAGTCGTGAAGACGGAAGGAGGACGACCATAAACCGATGATCGATTACAAAAAGATACTGACAACGGCAATAGATGACGCATTCGGCCAAACGATTCAAGAAGTAGACTATTGGATTAAATTCAACGGTTACACCCTGACGGATCACTTTTTCGTGATCAACGACAGGGGGCGCGGCATTGTCGGCAGGGAGCTGAATTTAGTTTCCTTGCCGGGTATCGATGGCGCTAAATTAAAGGGCGTAAGATACACGGAACGTACTATCGAAATCGACACCTTATTTATAGCGTCCGACGATGCGGAATTACGAAAGATTTTAGAAGAAATAAACTATATCCTCGCGACAGACAAGGAAGAAGCGTTGATTTTTTCAGATGAGCCAGACCGAACATATTACGCCGTATTCAGTACAGCGCAAGAGAGTGAAGGGCGAAACGGCGTCTATAAAGTGACACTGACATTTGTATGCCCGAACCCCGAAAAGGAAGCGGCTGAAACGGTTGTCACAACTGAAACAAATAGCCCTACAGTGGTAAAAAACGATGGGAAAAGGGCGGTTACACCGACTATTACATGTGTTTTCGAGTCGGACGCATCTACCTATGAAGTTCAGTTGTTAAAAGAGGACGAAACAATCGCAAAGCGGATAAAAGTAAATTTCAACTTCATTAAAGGGGACACCCTTGTAATTGATTTTGAAAAGAGAAAAGTGATCATCAACGGCAAAGTAAACATGAATGCGCTGCTTATGCTCTCAAGATGGTTTAATATCCCGGTCGGAGAAATCACCGTGAACACAACACACAAAAGCAGTATTTCATTTCGCAAGGCGTATATGTAAGGAGGTGCGTTTATGGCCGATATGTGGATTTTGGACGACAAGGATAAAAAACAAACAATCATATCAAGCGAAGCAAAAGAAGCATGTCGTTTCTATGATGCGCCATATCGAGAAGAGCTGAATGTCGGCTCTTCTTTTTCTTTTGTCGCGGACGCAGACCATGAGGATAGCGTCCATATTAAAGAAGAGAATCAGGTCGTTTTCGAGGACAGGAGAGGCAGAAAGCGCAATTTCGTTATAAAAGAGCTGGAAGACGCCGACGACGGCGCGAATGCACGCATTAGGGCCTATTGTGAGCCGGCACTGTCAGAGCTATACGATGAGTTCGTGACCGACATCAGGCCGCAAAATAGAACAGCTCAGTACGTTCTGGATCGAGTTCTTGAGGGCACAAGGTGGCGTGCGAACGTCCCGGTTGACCTTGGTTTACATTCTACGAATTTTTATCGTATCAACGTCATGGAAGCTATCAACCAGATCTTGCAGATATGGGGCGGGGAATTTTATGACGAGGTTGTTTTCGATGAAAATGACAATATCGTCGACCGAGTGATCCATATCCTGCCCCGACGCGGCCAAGACACCGGGAAGCGTGCGGAAATCGATAAAGACATTCAGGAAATCACCAGAACGGTACTGAGTTACCCGGTAACAGCCTTGTACGGTTACGGCGCAAGCCTTGAAACCGAAGGCGGCGGCAACACCCGTTATATTGATTTCTCGGATGTCGAATGGGTTAAAGCAAACGGAGACCCGGTAGACAAACCGAAAGGGCAAGAGTGGGTCGGTGATCCTGAGCTTTTGGAGAAGTTTGGCCGAATTATGTACGACGGCAAGACCAAGCGGCACCGGTTCCAGAAATGGCAAGACGACAGCATCCAAGACCCGGGCGAATTGCTTAGAAAAACCTATGAAGCGCTTATCAATCATGAAATGGTGCAAGTCAATTATTCTTTAAAGCTGGAACTTCTCGAAGAAATCGCGGGTTATGAGCACGAGGCGGTTGACCTTGGAGACACAATGATCGCGATTGATGACAATTTTCGACACCCTATTGAGGTTCAAACGAGAGTCATTGCAATAGAATACGATCTGTCTGATCCCGTGAATACGGCACAGGTAGAAATGGGGCAATTTTTAGACCTGTATTCAACCGAAAAGCGACTCAAAGAGGTTGAAACGACGATCGACACGAATCGCGGCAAATGGGACAACGGCGGTGATCCGGTAATCGGTGACGGGAGCTTCCCTGATAAAGTGCCTCCTGTTCCGTCAAACATCAAAGTCGAATCCTTATTCCAAGGGGTTTTTATCACATGGGACTATAATCCAAGTTCATATATAGCGGCATATCAGATTTTCGCATCGCCGAATAAAGGATTTACGCCCTTGGATGAAAATTTGATTTTCAGCGGTAAATTAAGCGGCTACGAGCATACGCCGGGTGTTGATCAAGTTTGGTATTACCGTATGCGAACGATCAATACACACGGCACGCCAAGCCCATTTACGCAAGAGTTCACAGGCGTTACCAGAAGGATTTTGACCGACGACATCGTTTTTGGGGCGGTGACAGCCGAAAAACTCGCCAATCTATCAGTCACGGCCGAAAAAATCTCCCAAAACTTCGATGAATGCAACATTTTGCCGGGTTCGGTATTGCGGCCGGGTGAATTAGGGAGCGTCAATAGCGCATCATGGAGCGTGAAAGAAGGGGAATTCAACGAAGTAACTGTCACTAGAAAAGTGGACGATACGCGGTCCGGGTTTGGTTTTAGTGCTTTCTACAGATCAACACTGAGGCTGACTAAAGGCGAAAAATATACACTATCATTCGAGGTCAAAAGGAACAACACCCTTAATATCAACTTTATTTATATTAAAGATGACAGCGGCCAATATCAATTGGATGCACCAGATTTCAACGATATTAGCTCTTTCCCGTCAGATGAATTTGTAAGGGTTGACTATGTTTTTCAATCACCGATCACAACCGAAACAGCCCGGATGTGGTTGGGAGGGAATAAAGTTGGAGATGAAAACCCTTTTGTCACCTTTAGAAAAATTCAAATCCGAAAAGGGGATGTAAGAAAAGAATTTGCCTTCAGCCCATACGATGTGATGCTAACTGAGCAAGCGATTTCATCGGCCTTAATTGCGAAAGCGGCCATTCAATCAGCCCATATCCAAGAGGCGGCCATTACGACAGCGGCCATCGCAAACGGAGCCATCACGAAAGCCAAGTTGGGGACGGCTATCATCGGTACGGCTCAGATCGAAGACGGGGCCATCACAAACGCGAAAATCGCCAACCTTTCAGCCGACAAGATCAACGCCGGGACGATCAAGGGGATTACAATTGAAGGTTCATTGATTCGGGGAGCTAGAATAGAGCCGTCATCGTCATCCAGTGCTTATGAATCTTACATTGAAGCGAACAAGATTTATCAGCTTAGAAAAACGATATATGACGGTTATCAAAAACGATATGAAGAACTCGATATATCTTCAGGTATTATCGTTCAAGATTATGGTAATAGGCTTTCTGATGACTCGCACGAATCTTTGAACAAAGTTGAGATTTCAAAAGGGAAAGTTTCTCTTTCTAGCGGGAGAGCATTTTCCACTGCTACCACATCAAGAATGGAAATGTTCTCTCAACTTGGGACTAGAGATAACGGACTGTTCGGCGGCAATTTTATCACTATGTATAGAAATGACGAAAAAGTTTTCGAACTTCGACAGGATAGTTGGACAGACCCTGACACTAATGTAATCATGCCGCAAATGTCAATCAGAGCAGAGAAAGTAGATTTCGTTTCATTCTTTGACGACGTTTCCGTTTATAGTGAAAAGAGTATATACCATTCTGCAAATAGAAGTGTCGCCTTATTTTCCAAAGATGGTCCAGTAACTGTCTACGCAAAGGACGGCATGGAACTTAATAGGGGAAGCAACGGCGAATATACAACATCGATAACTGCTGATGATGCTTTAAAGATCGCTTCTAAAGGAACAATCACGCTGACAGATACAGAATTTAACGGCGCAAGTTTATACCTTGGAACAGACAGCAGAGGCCCGCGTATTTGGTCGTATTCAATTAATAACAGAACAACCACAGCTGCGGCAAACCTTCATATGGATCAGTATGGAACCTTTCATAAGGTGACATCATCCCAAAAATACAAAATTAACATAGAGGATTTTCCGAATGATAGAGCGGAAAATATTTTAAAACTAAATCCTAAAACATGGTTTGATAAAAAAGCTGTGGAAGCATATACAGAAATTTTAGAGAGCGGACAAGAAGATGACGAAAACAAGCCATATATCGAGCGAATTCCGGGATTAATTGCCGAAGAGGTATTCGAAGCTGGCTTAAAAGAATTTGTTTTTTACGGAAAGCCGGACGAAAACGGAAATCGTGAAATTGAAGGAATTATGTATGATCGGCTGTTCGCTTTACTCATCCCTATTGTCAGAGACTTGAAAACCCGGATCGAAAATATAGAAAGCACGTTAAATTAAGGAGGAAAACACTTTGAATGACACTAAAATGACATACGAAGAATTGGCAGAACAACTCAACAGACAAGCATTAAAAGCGGCGGCGTATAGGGAAGAATTAAGCCAAGCGCATGATAGATTGGCAGAAAGCCGAAGCCTATATATGAATGAAGTACAGAAACGGCAGAACCTAGAACAGGAAAATGAAAAGCTCAAAAAAGAGCTTCAAGAAGAGCGGATCGGCAATTCGCAGGCGGAAGATGAAGTGATAGAAATGAATCAAGTCGAAGCAAATAAAGAATATCACGAAAAAAGAGCAGAAGCGGCGAAATAAGCGGCTTTTTTATTTTGTCTAAAAGGAGGAAATGTAATGGATCAATTTCATAAAGGTGTCATTGCTGTTGCAGGTGGAATTGTCGGATTTCTTTTTGGGGGTTGGAGCGTGCTGCTTACTATTTTATCTGTACTTGTGATCATTGATTATGTGAGCGGTCTGGCGGCTGCCGGAATAAATGGAGAAATGAAAAGCAAGATCGGATATATTGGGATCGCTCGAAAAGTCTTTGTTTTTGTGATTGTTGGGGTAGCTCATATGATTGATTTGTTGCTTATTGAAAGCGGAATTGAAATGGGCTTTCTTGTCATGACAGTGACAATCGTATTTTACTGTATCAATGAACTGATCTCCATTACTGAAAACGCGGGAAAAATGGGTGTTTATGTACCGGAGCCTATCACGAAAGCTATTGAGATTTTGAAACAGCAAAATAAAACAAAATGAGGTTGCCGGCTGGCAGCCTTTTTTATTTAAAACAAAATTGGAGGGTTTCAAATGGTTAAAGTCGTGAAAAACTTTGTGAAAGTCAATCAATATACCCGGCCAGGGCTGAAGTTGGCAGGAGTGAAAGGCATTGTCATGCACTATACGGCCACGCCCGGTGCGTCCGCACTGAATGAGCGAAATTATTTCAATGGCACATGTATCGCTGATAAACGTTACGCTTCAGCCCATTATTTTGTGGACCGTAAAGAGGCGCAGCACATCATCCCTGAAAATGAAGTTGCGTACCATGCACATGATAAAAACCGCTGTTATGTGAGTTTCCTTAAACCGAACGCTAACACAAAATCAATTAGCGTTGAAATGTGTGTCGAAAAAGATGGCAAGATTCACAGTGAAACGGTTCAGAATGCTGCTGAATTGGTTGCCGACCTGTGCAAGCGTCACGGCCTTTCTACAGACAAGATCGTGCGGCACTATGATGTGACAAACAAAAATTGTCCGGCTCCCTGGGTGAGCGATTCAAGCCAGCTGGCAGCATTCAGGAAAAAAGTTGATACCCTGCTTGGAAATAAAACGGTGTCAAAGACAACATCATCTACGAGCCAGTCAAGCAAATCCACAGGGACTATCCTGAAAAAAGGGTCGTCCGGTTCCCAGGTTAAGGCGCTGCAGAAACGTTTGATTGCCGCTGGCTTCTCTCTGCCGAAATACGGGGCTGATGGGTCTTACGGAAATGAAACGGTGCAAGCTGTCAAAGCTCTGCAAAAGAAAGCGGGTATCGCGGTGGATGGAATTTACGGACCGGCTACAGAAAAGGCTCTCGCAGGTATTGAAGCGAAAAAGAAAAAGTCGTCCTCAAGCAGCAAAAAATCATCCTACCCGCTGCCGACGGGCATCTACAAAGTCAAAAGCCCGCTGATGAAAGGGACGGCTGTCCGGCAGATTCAGGAGGCTTTAGCTGCCCTCTATTTCTATCCAGAGAAGGGCGCGAAAAATAACGGTATAGATGGTTATTACGGGCCGAAAACGGCGAACGCGGTCAAACGGTTCCAGATGATGCACGGGCTGTCTGCGGACGGAATTTACGGACCTAAAACTAAAGCGAAACTTGAAGCTTTATTGAAGTAGAAAAAGGCCCTCTATAAAAAGAGGGCTAACTGTTATTCGTTACTGTCCAATTCCCATACTGTCTGACCAGCTACTAAAATTTTATTTGGCGGATCATCATAAAGTGAAATTTCAACAAACGAACTTTTCCCTTCTCTTAACCAATTATAAACACTGCCTTCACGGTTAGCGGGATGAGCCAACATATTATCTACTTTAAATACAGCTGCATGGTATTCTGTGTAATTCACATCGTCATCTTCTAATCCGTTGTCTGTTTCAAAGATTGTATCAACGTTACCCGTAATCTTAAATCCACTTTTCCATTCTATGATTAAATCACAATCTTTATAATGTTTTAATGTTTTTATTAAAGAATCGTATCCCATGAATATTCTCCTTTTCTTATGGGTGTGATGGTACTATATGAGCTCCGTTTTTTCCATAGTGTATAATCCCTCTTGTAGTCTCTACATACTTTTTGGCATCATGATCATAGTATTTTCCTATTACTTGACCACACTCTATTCTTTCCCTATCTTTTCTGAACAGATCACCTTTTCCCGCAAACTTATCAAGCAATTCTTGTGCTTTTTTATTATCTCCGTAGAAGATGCTTTTGTTTTTACGACCATTAGCTATTTCTTGTTTGTAGTTTGGTGTTCCAGGAATATGTTTTTCTTGAGCACCTGGTTTTACTCTTGCAGGGAATCCATACACTTTACGATACGGGCCTTTTGGTACGGATTGTTTGCCGTAGGAAGGTGTTTTATCTACCTTCGCAACTTTCTTTCCAGCTTCTTCACCTTTAAATAGCTTGAAGCCGCGCTTTCCATACTTAAATGCCTTTCCAAAAGGGGTGACACTCAACGCGGCCATAATACGGTCACCACGATCTTTAACAATTTCACCGGTCGCAAGGTCGTATCCAAACGCTGCTCTTACTCCATCATACACACCTGTAAATTCCATCGCAGTATCGAAATATTTAGCAAAGTCGCTTTTTTCCACATTCTCTGGAAGGGTGTAGGCGGGTTCTATCTTAACGATTGTATCACCATCTATGTATGCCCGGTAAAGCGTATCGTTAAATACTCTATAATCTTTTTTAAGTTCATTCAATTCCTCTTGAGTGTACTCTTTCTTGGAAACCTTTTGTGTCGCCGATTTTTTTAATCGATCTGGATCGGCGAGAGTGTTAATGTCCGCATTTTCTTTGTCTCCGACTTTTTTCAACATGGCACCCATCGCTGTTTCTTGATTTCCACTCAGGTTATCCATCTCATCCGGCTTTAAAATCGCGCCTTTTTGATAACTGGTGATTTCAATTTTGGGCCCGGTATACATCTTTTCGAGCCGCGCCATGTATCTCTGCATCGTCTCAAGATCGTTTTCAGCCGTTTTGAGGGCGTTGGTTTGCTCGCGGTCAAACGCATGCAGCTTTTCAAGAGTCGTGCTGATTTCCTTTAACGCTTTCTGATTCTGTTCATGAAAACCGCTGTCATTCAAATCCGGTAAGTCGACGATATGGCTGACTTTTGCGATCGTGGCGTTGGTCTTGGAAACCAAATGTTTCGTTGTTCGATCAGCCGCATTTAAGCCATTCTCAAGTTCGTGTTCGAGAAAGGACTGTGAAATAAATCCGTTATGGTTTGGTTCCAGGGAATTCAACGCGCTTTTCATTTTCTTCAGCGTGGAACTGTATTCCTCTATAAAAGTATCATAGAACTGTAGAAAAGGGGTGTGACATTCCTCGTAAAAGGCGCGGATCGCGTCGCCGCCTTTTCCTTTTAAAGCATCATCAAGGGATGTGATGCCCTCAACGGCCTTTTTGACCTTGGCGAATTCGTCTGATTGTTGTTTTAATTGTTCGAGCGTTTGATCAATTGCATTGTGTAACGCCTGAACATCCAGAGTCTTCATGGCATTCTCCTCTAATTCTTTTGGTTACAATCAGTATAGAGTTTACCACTTTACGGAAAGGGATTGGTGAATAAATCCTGTTTATCCATGAAAATGAATCATTTGTTTTAGGTTATTATACCTATTTAATTGAGTGAGTTTTTGGAGAAAAAGGGGAATTTTTTCGCCTTATCTATATACAATTGTTTATAGATATTGTATAATAAGAGTGTAAGGAGGTGAAGAAATGCTGGACATCATGATAAAAGTCCTTCAAATTATCTTCTATGTTGCTTCCATCGCCTGGATTGCACAGCAATCATCGGATGCAAAGAAGAATAATAAGAAGGACTAGCAAGCAGGGAAGTGAGCGGTGGCTCGCTCGCTTCCTAATATAATTATAACCAGTCTAGCATATAATATGAAGAGAAGACAAACTTTCATTTTTTCCATGATTTTATTAAGCGTGGCTGCTATTGGGCTGCGGGAATTATGGACAAGCACTTTCACAACGGTCATCATGATTATTGTGTTGGCCGTGACCATCATCACGATCATTAAGGATGTAAGGAGCAGATAAGTCCATGGAATATCATTTAAAGAGCCGTCAGGAGGTCGAGGACTTCATCAGGCATGAAGTCCTGACCACCAAAGAGGCGGCCGAACTGCTTGAGGTAAATCGCTCACGTATGAGCCAGCTTGTAAACGGTGGAAAACTCAAACCTGTGAAAAAAATGAGCGGTATTAGTTTGTTTTTGCGTTCGGATGTTGAGGAAAAGAAAAAAGAACTTGAAGCAGGTCGGAAGAAATACCGGCCGTATGATGAATGAAATTCTTGTTCAAAATTAAAAACACAATATATTGACGATAGTGCTGAAAAAAACGATTTCGTCTATATATTGTGTTTTTTTGCTGTTTAAAGTTTAGGGAAATAACAAAAACACAATATATAGCTGTAAAAATAAAGGTGATATCTATATATTGATTTTCTTCAAACTTTACATTCTATATTATTTTTGGATAAAATGCAAGCAAAACAGTTGTTTTTAGGGTTTAGATAATCTAAAATAAAGATATAATAAAAAAAAAGAACGTATGTACTCATAAAGGGGAGGATCGTTATGAGTTATAATGTTGAGTCTGTGGTTCAATGGTTTTTAGCAAAAGAAGCAATGACACCAAAAAAACTCCAAAAAATTCTATATTATGCGTACTCTTGGTTTTTAACTCTTGAGAATGAAAATGCTGATGAGTTAGAAAACAGGTTGTTCGAAGAAGAATTTGAAGCTTGGGTGCATGGACCGGTTATTCACAAAGTTTATGACCATTATCGACATAAAGGCTATCAGGAAATTGAAAAATTTGAAGGGGAACTCCCGGTTTTCGATAGTGATACCGAAGAGATATTAGAGCAAGTTTGGTCAGTCTACGGGCAATATAATGGTAATCAGTTAGAGACACTTACACATCAAGAATCACCATGGATCAAAGCTCGTGAAGGATATCAACCACTTGATAGATGTCGTAATATAATTGATGATCAAGACATTTTTGAATGCTATATCCAAAGGGTTCAATAAATGGGGATCAACAATGGGGAAGAGGCAAAGAAAAAGCATAAAAATTAGAAACACTTCTCAGCCTAAAGTATCTGTTAAAAGCCAAACACCAAATACAAAGGTTGGCGATACGCTAACCTTTGATTTGTCCTATGAAAACTGGATGAATGGTATACAGATAAAAGGCTTTACTAATAAGCTAAGAGATATTGAGCAACACTCTCAATATACTTATGAAATTTTTAATAAAATAATACCAAATGTACATAAAAATTGGAAAATAATAAAAAGACAAAAAGGACAAGGGCAATTTAGGCATTGTCATATTTTGGAAGGCGAAGAAAAAGAAAAGGCTATAAAAATTGCTGAAGCTATTCATAAAAAAACCATACTGGATGAAGAAACAGATTTTAATATTTGGCAGTTCGGTCTCACAAATTCTATCCGGATAGTAGCGGTATATGATCATAATAATGATATAGCTTATCCAATTTTCTTGGATTACCATCACTTAATTTATCCGAATGTAAAATATAACCAATCGGATTATGCTAAGTATGACTTTTGTCCACATTTAGAACATGGTATAAAATTTTAGCGAACCCACCAATGGTGGGTTTTTAATTTATCGTTATTCCCACAACATCCTCAAAATTAATGAGGTTGGTGTCTCCTTTTGAATCTACGACATGGAACAGCTTGCGCAGCTGGTTTATGTAATGGATATGGCCCTCTATTTGAACGATCTCCCCGGTTTCCGGTCCGTTAAGCATTGGCAGCGGCTTAAATACAGAAAACTGGACTGGATTACTAAACTCCATTGCTTCACTTATGATCATTTCCATATCTTCGATCTGAGACATGTCAAGAACCGGCCTTTTTACTTTGTTCTGGTTGCTTTCTAATTCGCGGAGCATGCCGACATGTTCCGGCAGCATCATGGCCGTCCATTTGATTGTGCCTCGATCTTTAAGGTTGTCGTCTCTCATGGTGTTTCATCTCCTTTGAGATGATTATACGAGAACACTTGTTCTGTTTTCAATCGTGAATTAATGGAAACAGTGTTTTAGCTATTTTGGTCACAAAATCGGTCACATTTTCGGAATTTGAAGGTGTATGTCTCTGAAATGGATTTCCAGTAAAATACAACGAGTTCCAAAGGAAATCAGTTCGTATATGGGAATGTATGTTCGTGAAGGTGGTTGCTCTATGGGCGGAATGATGTAAGCCCAGCGTCCAAACGTTGATATATCAAGGAAAAGAGGCTCTTTTTAGAGCCTCTTTTTTTAAAAAATCACATAAAAATCACATTTTTTCGGTTTTAAAACTTGTGATACCTTGTAGGAAACATTTCATTTTATTAAATGTTTCTTTCTTCATCTTGTTTGTTATGTGAGTATAAATTCCAATTGTGGCTCTCATATCAGTATGGCCAACTCTCTTCATAATCTCCCCCAGAGTGTTTCATTATTTGACCTAACTCATGGCAGAAGTCTTTCCAGTGCTGCTCCTTGTTTTTAAGAGACTATCGAAAAAAACCACATTACTTAAACAAAACTTAAAGATCCCACACTTGTTAGGCATGTACCTAATTTGAATGTCTATCTATCAGCAATAACTTTCATATCGACTTGGGAAGGTTCTGCTATGTTTATTTATATATATATGTATTGAACTTCTTCTTCTAATTTTGAAAGGTAGTACATTAAAATCCCCCTGTATAATGAAAACTGATGCTCTCTTTTTGGTGATTTGAAAACCCGATTAAACGGGTTTAAAAGTTTATTTTTTCAAAACTTGAAGCGTTATTGAAGTAACGAAAAGGAGCAGGCATAATGCCTGCTCCTCTATCTTGAAACTAACGAGATTCATTTGAGGATTTAAGGTAACTGATGAACAATGGTGAAATGACAATTACTGTTACAATTAATAATAGTCTGCTAGATATTAAATTTACAAATGTAGTGTTAATAATATATAGGGCTAAAACCATTAAATAAAAAGCCACGTAAACATAAGCATACACTTTTTTGCTGAATGGTTCTTTCATGTAAATGAAAAGAAATAACCCTGCCATTAAAACTAAGAAAGTCATATTTTCCCTCTTTCATTTTTATTGTGGAAAAACCCCAGTTGGAACAGCTGCATATCCGAGTCCAGTAAAACGTATTCTAACACCATGACCTTCATGTTCGTCTTGAATCATTTGGCCAAAACCAACTAGTCCGCCTCCGATTACTCCGGAAATTACGCTTGCTAATTGTGTAGGAGGTACGGGTATAACCCTTGATATTAAAGCAAGACCAGAGGTTGCTCCACCGCCTGCTTTAAATGGTTCTTGTTTCATTACAGTCAAAATAAAGATTATATCCCCACCAGTAGAGATCATGACCAGATCGACCGCAGCCTTTTTTCGCTACTTTCATTTTATGATTGTTTCCATTCTCCAGTGTCAATACACTACCGTCTTTGTCTAAAATTTTCACACTAAAATCGGAGTTAATGACAGCTTCTTTTTGTTTCACTAAATCGTTCAAGTATTTAATCCAGTCTTGAACTTCGTTGGTGACAGAACGTGAAATATCTAGTTTAGTATAAGATGGATCTAAGGTAAGAGTTCCATCTGCGTTTAATTTAAGATAAGCTTCTAATTTCTTTACATCATTCATACTCACCTTTACATTCTTAAATTCTTCGCTGTTCAGTTTTTGATCGGGTGCAGAATTTCCTTTATATGCTCCAGTAGTTTCAGTATGTAGTTTTTCGTTGTCAGTTAGTTCTGACGCTGATACTATATTGAAAATACAGGTGAAACCAATATTAATGTCAGTACCATAACAAATGTCTTAAAACCATTGTGCTTCTTTTCTTTCACGATAATGCCACCCTTCTTATTATAGATCAACCTCATTTTACTTGAAAAACAAGGTAATTTGCGGCATGATGTGTATAACAGTAAAAAAGAACCATCTGAAATCTTGTGCGTAATGAAATTATACTAGGTGTGATTAATTAGAATATGGAGGGCTAATTTAAGAAGGAAAAAAACGATTAAGATGAAGGATGTTATGATGTAACTATGTTGATCTTTGGATTATAGGTCTTACTTTATTTCTCTAAAAACAGCATCCTCAAATTTAATTAAATTGGTATCTACTTCCACAATATGAAAAACCTTACGGATATGATTTATGTAATGAATTTTTCCTTCTATGTTAATAGTCTCTCCTGATTCTGCTCTATTTAAAAAGGGCAGCGGTTTAAATACAGAGAACAGAACTGTTAAATTAAATTCCATTGCTTCACATATTATCTTATCCATGTCTTCTATTTGAACCATGTCAAGAACCGGCCTTTTAACCTTGTTCCGATTGCTTTCTAATTCGCGGAGCAGGCTGAGGTGTTCCGACAGCATCATAGCTGTTCATTTGATTGATCCCCGATCTTTCAAGTTGTCATCTTTCATGGTGTTTATCTCCTTGAGTTTCAATCGTGAATTAATGGAAACAGTGTTTTAGCTATTTTGGTTACAAAATCGGTCACGGTTTCGGAATTTGAAGGTGTATGCGGCATGATGTAAGCCCAGCGTCAAAAACGGCTGATATATCAAGGAAAAGAGCATCTTTTTATTTAACTTGCGATGACATATAAATACCCTTTTATCCATGGAATAATTTCCTTTTGGGGGATTATGGTATAATTAGCATCTGAATTTTTAACAGAAAGGTTAAACAATTGATGTCGCACAACAAACTAATGTTTTTGCTTTATCATTTTCATCTATTATTCACCTGCTTGGTACAATAGTGGACCCTGCGGCTAGCTGGAAGCCTTGGCTGGTGAACATTGCATTCATTTTATTGGTTCTTCTATTTTTAAATCTCACTATAAAAGAAAATCAACAGAACAAGTAGCGGCATGCCCTTCTCAAAGAGAAGGGCATATATTTTATATTATGAACATCGGTAAGAGTAGCCTTAATAAACGTCACTCTAATTCTGCATCTGAATATCGGAGCTTGCTATTGCCCGTAATCTCTTTCAACGGCCAGTGCGTCAGCAAATGGCATTAAAACCGCAAGACCTAAATTTGATTCTTTGTGAAAAATGGGGGATTTTAAAAAGATGGTCAAAAAAATTGTAAATGGATTCAATTCATTTTCACTACTGGGGACAATCTTTTTTATCGGCAGTTATTTTACGTACAAATTTAATGGCGTGGAGCTGGTCGGGTTCCTGTACTTAGGTATTATTTTTTTGACAGCTCTGATCGCAACCACCGTAATGTTAATCAGGCTAAAAAGAAAAGGAATCAATAAAGATAAACAGGCTTAA